GCAATAATTATCTTCAATTAAAGGAAAACGAACGCCTACAAAACAAAGTAAAACACCATAATTAGGATTTAATATCCTATAAAAATTACCATTAAAGTTTGAAAAATCTACATTCATCATCATATCCTTAAAATTTAGTCTTGCCGTTTTGTGTTAAACCAATACGATCATTTACACGATCAAAACATACTGTTGGTGTTGCCTTTGCTATTTTGTAAACTTGACTGTTAATATACTGCTCATTAATTGCACGTAACACTGCTTTAAGTTCTGCTTTATCATTATCAGCTTTTAATTCTGTTGTAAGATCTGCTAAAATTTGTTCTGTTTTCATTTTGTATCTCCTTTGTTGATGTAGTAATAATATTCCACATTTGGAGCAAAGTAAACATTTTTTTAAAATATTTTTGCAAATAAACCAATATTGTCTGCATGCGATGGTGATTGCCATCCTTCTGGCTTAATCAAATCAGGCAAACCTAATGGATTTGGTCTGGTTGCTTTAACTCCTACTTCTTTAGCTAAATTTGCTGTTAAAACCTTTTCCCATGCTTTATAAGCATCAATTCCCATGCTATCTAATGTTCCAATAGCTACAACGCATAAATCAATTAATGCATCAACTGCATCATCACCATTAGTTGCAGCTTGAAGTTCATTTAATTCTTCTTTTAAAAAATTAATTCTAAATTCTAAAAACGCTGCAAGTTTATTAGCATCAAATTGTTTGACTTTTTCATTTACACCGTATTTTTTATGCATAATTTCAATATCTAATACCCAATTTCTACTCATAATATTTCTACCTTTACATTAGCTTCATTGAACATCTTATTTGATTTATACCAAGACTCCATCCATTCAGCGCGTGACATTATAGAATCTTCTGTAATTACTATCTTTGATATACCAACCTGAATAATACCTTTAGCACATTCGCTGCAAATAGGTAAACCATATACATACAATGTAGAACCATCTAAACAAACGCCAGAGTATGTTGCATTATAAATAGCATTCATTTCAGCATGCACCATTAATGATAATTTAACTTCCCTTAAATTTAATCGATCTTGATCATCTAATATTCCCCTTGGAAAACCATTATAACCTTGAGATAATATTTGACCTTTGCTGCCAACTATAATAGCACCTACTTGCGTACTAGGATCTTTAGACCAACTAGCAACCTCTTTTGCTATTGCAATATATCTATTATTCCATTTCATGATTTACTTTCTATAAATTTAAAATGACGTTCATAAACATGAAGCGACGCAACATTCCAATATATTAATCCTATTGGTAAATTTAAATCTTTACAAATACATTGTAATACATACTTTTGCCATGCAAAATCATTTTTATAACCAAATATAGCATCATTTGATCGCATATAAACTAACGAATTAACTTTACCATCTCGTATTAAATACTGTACGGTATTAGTGCACATAAAGTCAGACATACCATCTTTGCAATATTCCCATTGCATGCTTGGTCGAGTATAAATCATAATTGCTCGACGTGTATCTGGATTACGCTTTAGTTCTGCAAGGCAATTAATATATTGATCATTATTTTCTTGAGAATAGATACACCAACCATAATTTGAATTAATAAAACCATCAGAAGTAGCAACTGCCTTCCAAATTGCAGGAGGGCCACCAGGAATATCATTAACATTTAATGACATAGATTTATACCATTGTAATTCTTGTGTTACATAATCTTTATTAATTGTACCAAATATTGCAGGTTCATTTGCAAGAAATGATGCATTTATGATCTCAACAGTTTTTACACCAGATTTATCAATAATAAAATTTTCTTGCTGTAGCAACATTTTAAATTCATTTCTAATATATTTAACTGTTAACAATTTAATCTCCTTTTAATATATTTTCTACAAGAGTAGCATAACCTGCTATATCATGCCAAGAATCTATATAATTAGGATCACCATTTAATATACGTGCTAATTTATGAGCAATCATATCTAAAGACTCCATTTGATATGGTTTCATATTTGACCAAGAATCGTGCCTACGCATTAATTCTTTGATTGATTGACATGTATTTGCATTACTATCAAATGATCCATAATTACCTTTACGTTCTTTTAAAGTATTTTCTAACATATATATCCCTTTTAATTAAAAACAAGTTAATATTATTCCTAATTTGGAGCTAAGTAAACAACTTATTATAAATATTTTTAAATTAAAATCTATTATTTAATAAATAAAATTTATTATGCAGCAATATAAATATATGATTTAATCTATCTCATGGGCTAGGTTATGCAGACCGAAGAGATACGTTCCTCCCTCCGTATCCTGCCCAGTTTTTTAAAGAGGGAATTTATGGAGGTTATTTTGTGCATTACTATCAATTTAATATAGGTGACTATCAAAGTCATACTAAACATTTAACACCAATTGAAGATATTTGTTATCGAAGATTGTTGGACTTTTATTATCTACATGAGCAACCAATTCCTAATGATATACCTAAATTAACTAGGCTAATATTGCTTACGGGATATGCAAAACAGGTACAGGCCGTTTTACATGAATTTTTTGATCTTTCTGAAGATGGATGGATAAATTATCGAGCAGATGAAGAAATTAATAAATATCAAGGGTTTAGTGAAGCAGGTAAACGTGGGGCCGCTATGAGGTGGCTAAAGGGTGGTTATGACGCCCCTAATCAAGGGCCAATGGGAAACAAGAAACAGAAAACAATAAACAAGAAACAAAAGACTTTTATGCCTGAAAATTTTAATCTTAGTCCCAGAGTTATTGATTGGGCTGCTGAAAATAATTTTAATAATCTTCAAATTCATTTAAATAATTTTATATTAGCTGCTCAATCTAAAGGTTATCAATATGTTGATTGGGATGCTGCATTAATGAATGCAATTAGAAATAATTGGGCTAATATTCCTATTGAAAAGAAAAACAAGGTCATGCTATGATAGTTAATCCTAAAAGTTTGTTAACTCAAATTGATACGCTTTATGATGAAGGAATAGCACGTGGACATACAACAGGCTGGTCAAATGTTGATGAATTTTTTACGGTTAAGCATGGTGAGTTTACGGTAGTCACCGGGATGCCGAGCCACGGCAAAAGTGAATGGCTTGACGCTTTATGCGTTAATTTGGCAATACATCATAACTATCGCATTGCTATGTTCTCTCCTGAAAATCATCCTTTAGAGATGCATGCTAAAAAAATTATTGAAAAATATGCTGAAAAACAATTTTTTGGTGAGCAGCGTATGAGTCAAATTGAAATGCATAGTGCATTAGAAAAAATGAATAAAAGTTTTTCGTTTATTAAACCAAGCGAAACTGAATTCACTCCAATGCACATCATTAACGAAGCTTTACCGTGGCTTGACCAATCTATAACTCAACCCAGAGCTTTAGTAATTGACCCATGGAATGAAATGGATCATTATAGACCACCAGGATTAAATGAAACTGAATATATTAGCCGTATTCTTACTGAACTGCGTAGGGCAGCTAGAGATTACAAGACACACTTATTTTTAGTAGCGCATCCAATGAAAATGCAAAAAGATAAAGACGGCAATTATCCTGTTCCTAGGCCTTATGACATCTCTGGTAGTGCTCATTGGTATAATAAAGCAGATAATTGCATAGCTATATGGAGAGACGTTGCTAACAATCCTCAAGAAACTCAAGTGCATATACAAAAAGTTCGTTTTAATGGTACAGGTCATCCTGGTATGGCAAATTTATTTTACAATTACAAAAAATCAAGTTACATTAACGAACAAGAGTTTTACAGGGGCATATCATGATATTAGTTTTTGTTTACGATTCACAGGATAATTTTGTATGCACCATGAACTTTATCTCACAATACGATTTAGATGACTTTATGGAAAACGCTAGTTTTGATAATCCATTAACATTTCAGATTGTAGACTTTGATAACTTTACGGAAACGTTACAATGAACTTTTCTGAAACTGAGTTTTATAAACAGTTTGGTGATTATGAGTGGAAAGTTACCACAAACGATGGTAAGATACATAAAAGCACCAAGTGGTTATTGAAATACGAGGATGTATTGTATAAGGAGGTAACGCCAAGTGTCGCACCAAAAATGCCCGACTTGCGGTCAAATCGCAAGAAGAAGTAATCCTCAGAACAATCGACTACATTTATTGTTTCAAGCTATTTCCGAAAAGGTAAAGGGCTCTGATGGATTGTTACACCATGCAATGTGGTGGAAAATCGTAATGAAGGATCGCTGGCTTGGCTACAATGAGGTTGTCACTAATGGAAAAACGGTATATAGTTTACGTGGGACTGCTGATTTAACGGTGGAAGAACTTAACAACTTCATGGACAGGGTAGAACGCTATGCTGCTGAACATGGAATT